GACTATACGAAGGGCCAACATAAACAGGAGCAGTGCCTGTAATCGTTACAGATTGCGCTGATAAAGTTGGGACTGTAGGTGTAACAGGCAATGTTAAATCATTTATACTCGCCAATGTGGGTGTTGAGAATACAGGCGATGTATATGTTGGAGCAGAAGAACTAACGCTAATAGCGCCAGTGTCAAACGATGGCGTTGCTGGAGCTACTGGTATTGATGGGAATGTAATATCAGCTGGCAAATTAGACGTTTTACCACTCATAGTCTGTTGTAATGCTTTTGCAGCAGCATATAAAACAACTAAATATTCAGCTTCATTTGGGAAATTCGGAATAGTACTAATATTACTAGCATCTAATGGCGCGGTCTGACTATATGTAGGCATAGAAACCAAAAGACCAGCACCACTTGGAAGAATATTAAACTTACCATCTTTAACGTAATATGCTGGATCTGATGTGGTAGCATATTCCATATCATCACTATCAGCAACCCTACCTCTTTGTCTGGCGGGTATACGACGACAAGGTTGATCTATTGTTCCATCAGTTCTCAACATATAAAGTACTTTATGTCCTTCAGACGTGGTAGTACCAGTACTAACTGCTGTTTCTTCCGCTACCCTCTCCTGCATAGGGCGAGGCATAGCATTAATAACTTCATTAGCACCTTCTGTGACAAACGTATCTAAAGCAGTTTCGTCACTAAAAGCACCAACTAAATCTACTACTTGTGCGCTAAATGTCGCCATTTAATTACTTCTTCCCCTTCTTTCCGTTCTTTTTGGATGTTCCGTTTTTATTCTTCTTCGGTCTTCCAACTTTCTTTCCGTACGTACCTTTTCCGTAGGGCATATCAAAATCCTTTCCACCGATTATCGGATTTATTCATTTTCTCAAAGCTTTCTTCGTAGGAAATAGCATTAAACTCTACATCCGTTCTTTTTCCAGCTTCAGTCCTCATCCAAGAGTTTGTTGTGAATTTTGACGTAGAAGCCCTTTCACCGCATTCTCTGCAATAAAACCAATGCTCCGGATTAGGTTCTTCGCAATGTTGGCATTTAGGCACTATGCGCCTGAAACTATCATAGTCATAATCTTATCACCCTTTAAAGAAGAATGTGATATAGATATAACTTTATTGTTAGTAGAATCCAAAGTAGCTATATAATCATATATATCTTTAGCTATTTCACCGGAACTTTGAGATTTAGTCCCCGGCTTTGGATTGTGAATAAACACTTTTACATCTGTATTTCCTGAAACGTAATCGGCCATTTTCTATTTCCTTAATTTAAATTTTTAGTAGATTTGGGGCAAACCCTTTATACGACTTGCCCCACAGTTCTACAAAACTGTCATCCTTTACAGATTAACCTTGTGTATTGAACGCACTTGTACCCGGATACTTTTTAACAGTAATGTCTTTTAACCAAAGAACATCTGCTGCTGAGGTATCACTTAAGGTAGCAATGTACGGGACTATTACATCCCCATCATCAAAGGTGAAAGCTGCTACTGATGCTGGCTGAGCCAATGTTCCGGCACCTGCCACGGCATTTACTACAAAGCCATACGTAACAACACCACCTGAGCTAACATGGATTTTTATCCTTAGATTCTGATTATCTACTGGGACGGAAGCACCTAAATCAGTTGACGTAGATGAACCTCCAGTATTTGTTTCAGTCATAGTCTCAAGATTAGTATCTCCCAATGCTCCAAATGCTGCATAATCGGTGTAAACACCATCGCCTGATGCAGCGGTTTTAAGAATTGGAACATGTCCATCATCAAAATCCTCAACTTTTCTGAATCCGATTGCAACGCAATCAAAATCAGTCCAATCGGGCGTTTGAAATGTTGCATCAATATATCCTGAATGAGTACCAACTGTTAAAGCATGGTTTCCGCCCATTGGGCCTCCACCTAGTACTACTTCAAGACCTACATCTGCACCACCAGTTTCACAGTCCATTTGCAAATCAAGACCAGCTTGAGTTCCAGCTGTATCTGTTGCTGGAATATCTCCATCTACTTGAGGAGTTTTCCCAGCTGCTGTATATGCACCTATTGAGCAAGCTGATGCTGGATACCATTCGCCATTCGGGCCGGGGAATATTATACCGAATTTATCTTCAGTAGCCATAACGCCATCTCCTGAATTACCAAGATTTGACACTATCGGCATTCCACAACTAATATAGTTCCATTTAAAAACTGTATTAGACGGTGTTTCCTGTTGATAATCTCCACTATTTTTATTTATTATACTTGTATACATATCTTAACCTCCTACGATATTTCTACCTGATAAAGTGCATGAGCTTCTGGAAGTGTAACTTCCAAACCTGCTTCGGTAAGAACCATGTCTTTCCTCAAGTCTTCATCGGCGTTTTGTACGTTAGTTAAAATTGCTGTATCACGATTAATACCATTACCCACTAATGGTCTATAGGCTACCTTGCTCATATCAATCATAGCCATCATATTAGCAGAAATACCACGAAATAGTGGTTCTTTTACTAAATGCATTGTACCATGAATTGTGTCAATTGTCATAATCTTATGACCAAAGGCGCCTTGGCGCTCTTCCATGCTCATACGATATGGCATCTGGTTTGCACCAGCAGAAGTCGGTGTAGCTTGCTCACTAGTATTTCTACTGTGACCTAAACTAGCACTTAGAAATGACGATGATCCAAGTTTATTAAAGAAAGTAATTACAGGAAGACCTGCAAGAACTAACTTTTCACTTGCTCCACCACGAGCTGGATCAAAAATCACTTCCAAATCCGAAAGCAATCTATCATATGTCAATTCAGATTCTGCGACACTTCTGAAATAAGGCGCTCCTGCGGTATAAGACAATGCAGTATCCCCGGTGTTTACTGTACCATTCTTTAGAATGTGTCCAACAACACCCTCTGTATACTGAACCGAACTTACTCTAGCCCTCTGACCAAACAACAATGCCCGCTCAATATCTACCTTATGCTCACGAAGCTTAAGAGCCCAAATGCGCTCCCATTCGTTTGCATATCCGCGATAGCGAGTAGCAATTGCTGTGTTTGACATTTCGGCTGCAGTCTTAAAGATCTGCGTATAGCCAAAATCGTCTTCTATTTCACCAGACCATGCGTCAGGTGATCCACTTCCCTCTTGAAATGATGTGCCAATTACTTGACAATTATCATTATCTGCAAGAGTTTTTGATGCTGTGCTACTACCCGATAAAGCAACTACTTTACCTGTAAGGGTAGTAGATGTTCCAGCATCTACTGGAGCTGAATCAACTCTAACCAAAGCCTGCGTATAACCACTTGAGCCGCTTACGGTATTAACCGCAAAAACCATTCCTTTAATAAGGAAATCTACTGAAGCTCCGCCAGAAGATGTACCACCCGTAGCTCCATCAGCGTCAACTGTAAATGCATAAGAGCTTCCTGCCGTAACAGCGCCCCCACTATTTACACCCGCAGCTAACTTAAAGTTACGCGTAGTCCAATCAATCTTAGAACGATTTTCTAAAAACCGAAATATAGGATCATCCGTTGGTACTTTTGCAACCTTTGAAAGATATACAAAAAACGGTGATTCCTCTGGTGCCAATTCGGCAACTCGGTCTGAAAAATCGTATAATCGGCGGCGATCAGGCGCTTGCCCAACCCCAGCACTGGAAGCGGCAGCTGTGATATTGTAACTGGATTTTACTCCACTTGTAACAGCCATGTGTTACCTCCTATTTGATTATTTTAATTAGGGAATTCTCCCACTTTGTCCTGCTTGCAAAATTCTATCCCAAGCGGAATCCTGTTCATTCTTCCTTGGTGCTTCACCACCCTGAAGAATCCCAGCAGTCCGTGGAATGCTTTGAGCTGCTTTAACTGCTTCCATATTTGGAGAAACGTTATCTACTCCTTTATTGTAATGCTTCCGATAAACATCAATTAACAAGTCAATTGGTAATTGATCCCTCGGTGTTGTAGCAAAGTCAATAAAATCATTGATATCCTTTTCATCGCTCATGTTGTAGTTACTAGATAACTCATTGCGCAAATTCTGCAACGCTACTTGGCCTTGTATTTGAGACATATGTTGTCCAACAGCCTCATCTACTAAAGCCTTCTCCTGAGACGTCCTCATCTTATATGAGGCAGACTCCGGTTTATAATAGGCTTCCCATGGGTCAAAAGATGACTCGTCAACTGTGTTGGGGTCATCTTCTTCGCGTATAGTTTCCTGAGAATTTTTACCTTCTAATTTATCACGTATTGCCTCAACAACATCAGGTCTCGATTCGAGAACCTGTTGTAATTCAGACATCGGTTGAAGATTTTTATAGTCACCCTGAAGTTTTTCATAATCAGCCTTTTGTTTATCATACATAGACTGAAACTTCCTAGTCTCACCTTCCCAGTCAGTAGCTAAATTAACCTCAGATTCGTCACCTTCTTTAGTAATTAAATTAGGTATTCGTTTATTTCCTTCGTCAATTACGCTATCTTGAACACTTGGGATTTCAGATGCCAATTCAACATCTGGCATTGATGCTTCCAAGCCTTCGCGTGTTGTTTTACCAACACTTTCTTCAACTACACTATTTTGCACTTGATCTTCCATATAACCTCCTTTTAGATTTCTTCTTTAATTCGCGACACCCGTAGATACCGCGAAGAAGTTAAACCTATGATTATTGTTTATTTTGTGCGCTCCTATTTTTCGAGGAACTCCCTTTATTCGCCTTTTGTACAGCTAACGCAGCTTCGGCACGAACATCTGCTTTGTCAATCACACCTTCTAGTTGACTAATCTTGACTCTTTCCTTATACTTAGCGTCGGAGGCAATCTCGTTCAAATCGGTCTTAAATTTCTCAGTGATAACTTGTTTCTTAGCATGAACCGCTTCGCGGTCTGCTGTTTGTAAGTCACCAGTAAGCTCTTTTATTTGACCTTCTAGTTGTTGTATGTGTGACTGCATTTTCGCCATCATACCTTTGCGTTGCAATACACCTTCTTTGTCATAGATCTCTGTTTTCTTTAAGACCTCGACATCATCTATCAATCCTAACTTATACGCATCAAGATACATATTGTATTCTGCCATCTTATTTGATGGTAAAGTCGATCCTGATATTATACGAACATCATGCTGACCTAATGATATATCATTCTCAATAGTCTGCAGTTCGTTGGTTTTGTCATCATACAACCTATTGTTAACTGAAAATTCAGTTAAGTCATTATTAGGTTGCACGATTCTAAATGTTTTTTGGAATTTATAATGCCCTTTTGCTATATTGTATATGCATCTTCCAAGTTGGTTTAAGCTTCCCTCTATATCTTTTAATTTAGAACGACCACGGCTTTCTCCCATTTCCGAAAGCATAGCTGTTCCCCTTACTGTGTCGGGAGCTTTTTCCTTGAATCCCTGCATTAATTCAGGAATTCCAAAATTTAAATCTATATAATGCTCCACCCTATCTATTAAATGATAAAATTCGCCAGCAAGCGGTTGTGGAGCTGGAAAGTGTGGCTCTCCAAATTCTGGATTATATTCTAATACAGCATTCGGGTTAGCCCAATCTTTCTCTAATTGACCAATGTCATCTACGCTTCCCTCTGGAACAAGAAGCTTAAGCCCAGCTGATGCTTGGGCGTGGCTTAAAGTTAAAGAAAAAAGCTTATTAATTAGCCTTTGTGAGTCTTTAACCTTTGATACATCTGATTTTGGATATGGTGTGTTTGTCCAAATATTTGGGACTGGTATTACGGGATAAACGTCAGTATTGAGGACTTGTTGATAAAGTAGGAACTGCCCCATTGTAGCTGTGACT